TTCAGCGAAATCATTTACGATTTTAGAAAAAACAGCAGGGTGAGTTTTATTACTCGCATACTTTAGAATTTCTGCCGTTGCTATGTAATCTTTTCTAGTCATCATTTTACTGCCACCATTCCACTACGATAAAAAACTTTTGTATAGCATTTGCCAGTTGGCGTGTATAGATTTACAGTTGAGTATTCGTTAGCCATTCCCCAATCGGTAAATAAGAAAAAGTTTTCCCACGCACCGAATTCGTTTTCGTATTCGGCAGACCAATGCGGGGCGTTGCTATCATAGGCGCAAGTTAGTTTATACATTTAGGTTTTCCCTTTCGTTAGTTGAGCATAAGCATTTTGTTAGTTGTATTGTATCACCGACCACCGACAAGGTGGCAAGTGTTGAGCAATTATCGCAGATAAAGATTTCCATTTATTTATTCTCCTGAAAAAATCCTAGTGGATTACAATCGCAAGCCTCGACATCATAATCGGTTTCATTTCCGAAAAATTGCCAGCCTTGACCATTACAGGTTTCACACTCTAAAATCTGAGTGTATAATTCTTTCATTCTTCCCATTTTAGTTTTCCTTTCGTGTTGTTATTAGTTAGATTATAGCACCCGCCACCGACATTTATTCGGCTTCGGGGCTATGGAATAAGGCTCCCTCATTGAGTAAGCCTAATTCAATGTTGAACATTTCATCGGGGGTGGCTTCGGATAAATCTACCCAGCCAGCACCCTCATCATTCATTCTGAAAATTTCGATGTATCCCATTATTATTCACCAACCTTTACTGCGATTGTTGCGAATTTATTTCGCAAGCCACCAGCACGAACTTCGATTAGATAGGCTTCAGTTTTTTCGCCATAGTAAATTTCTGGGCGATGTTCAGCAGAAACAATTTCGCCTGAAAAGTGGCGAGAGTTTGAGCGATAGTTTTTTCCTACAAGTAGGCTTTCGATTGTGTATAGTTTGGTAGCCATTGGCAGACCTTCTTTCGTTTGTTGTTATGTATGGAATTATACACGAACCCACTGACATTTTCACATTACTAGCCAGTAAATCCAAATAGTGAGACGCTCAAGTCGTGTGATAAGCATCACACCAAAATGTCCGATTTGTCTGTCAAATCGACACGCCGCAGAATTCAGGGTTTTTTATAACAATGTCGTAACGACACGCCCGAGTGCGGCAGCTCTGCGGGCTGTCAAGCCGACACGCCGTTGTGTCGGTATGATTTACATCACAATTTCATTAGTCTGAAATTCTGACGGCTACAGTAGCCCACTCATCTTGAAATGAATTAGTAGGGCGATAACGAATTACAAAATCTTGCCAACCCTCGGCAGGATAAGTATCCTCACGCTTTTCAGCAAAGTTTATTATTCCACCATTATAGCGACGGCGGAGAGAAGTAGGTGAATAGTATTGATCCACCAATAAATCTACAATTGAATAACCTCTCATTTATTTATTCTCCTTTCTAATAGTAGTGGATAAAATTTCAAGCGCCTCTTTTTTAGACGCTTCACGTTGTTCAATAACGTGTTTTTTAAATTCTTCTAAATTCATTAGTTAGACTCCTTATCTAAACAATTAATACAATTACAATTTTTACTAGAGAATAAAAACTTTAGCAATTCTTTTCTAGTATAAGAATCTAAACCATAAGAGGATTTTACTCCGCCGTTATGGTAATCGTGAACGATTGTAGAGAATAGAGTTTCATTTAGTGTAGTCATTTGAGACCACCTTTCTTTTTTATTAAATAACCTTTATTTAATCTTGATACTAGTATCCTATCATAGACCACTGACATTTTGACCCCTTTTTCGGGCGTGTCGGAAAACTATTTTTGTGATTTAGGTCATGTGGATAACTTACGCTCAAAATTTGAGGGTTATCCACACCTGTTCATAAAGCTGTGGATAACTCCCGCAAGTACTTGCGGGCCGATCCGATTTTGTCAAATCGACACGCCGTTATTTAGCGAAAATCTTTTGTGAGTTCCCTCACATCTTCTTTTAGCATTGGCCACGCCATACGCCACAAGGACACGACGGAAACTAGTAGGGCTAATTGGACTAGTGTAGTTAGTAATCTATTCATTACTTATTCTTCTTTCTCTTATAAATCTTATAAGCGGTTAGTAGTAGGGCGGTGGTGATAAGTAGTTGCCAAGATAGTGCCACATAGCACCATTCTGTCTCTAACATAAATCCATAGTTATCTAATTCTATTTTCATTTATTTAATTCCTAACATAGTAGCGATTTCTTCTAGTTGCTCATCATTGAGATGGTCTAACTCAATAGCCTTAGAAAATCCAAAGAAATCTTCTTCGGTATCTAGTGCCTCGTTATAGGCTTCTTCTTCATCAAGATAGACATAAGCATCTTTTACATCTTCTTGGATAGTATCCCATTTAGTCATCATTACTTTACCTCTACTTCTCTAATGTTATAAGTGAAACCCTTACCGAGTTTATTTAGTTCAGCGATTACCGCTAAGATTTCTTCGGGCTTATTAGCCTTTTGATTTACGGCTAATAGTTGAGAGCCTTGCCATAGTGTATAAGTGATAGTCATTATCTGTTCTTCTTTCGTTAGTAGTTATAGTGGAATTGTAGCCGATAGGGCTGACATTACCTAGCATAGGGCTAGGTGTGTCGGTGTGAGTTACCTCACACCCTTATCTTTTGCTAATTGCTCAGCATAGACGGGGTCGGATACGCTATCCGCACCAAACTCTAGATAGATGTCTAGATAGATGTCATCATAGTAATCGTTCATTAGGTTACTCCCAACTTCTAGTAGTAGCATAAACCTTGCGAGTGCTAGGTTTGTAATTTTCTAACTCTACGAGTTCTACCTCTAGGATAGTGCCTCTTAGGGCTAGTAGGTCAAGATACTCATTAGCATCTTGTTCGGTATTCATTAGAACACCTAAGCAAGTAGAGAACTCTCTACTTAGTGGATAGAGAGGATTAGTATTCATCTCCATTTTATACTTTAGTGAAAACATTTTGTTTTCCTTTCTTGTTAATCACCTTGATTAACTTTCTTTATACTTTAAGCATAACAGGGGGGACTGACAAATAGGGGGGTTACTGGCTAGTATTGTTAAACTATTTTTGTGATTAGCATCACATCTACGCTCAGAGTTAGTATCATCTGTCCTCACTATATAGACAAAACGGACATTTTTAAACTCTGGATCATACAAAATAAATCTCTATTAACATTTTCATAAATCTGAAATACTAGTTGACTGGAATATATACAATAAGATATAATTGCTAAATGGAAATATGGAAAACAATAGCTCCAATAATAAAAAATGATGGCAGAGTCTTTACGCCATACGCATATGAAGTATCTAATTTTGGACGGGTAAGAACAAAACGTCAAAGATATGGAAGGCCTAGAAAAGACCTTGGTAATAAAAGAGGTTTTATAAAAGATTATGTTTATCTTACTGGGAGGAAAGATCCAGCAGGGTATATGCAGCTTTGCCTTTATGATGAAAATAAACAAAGATCTAATGTAAGGGTACATGTTGCCGTAATGCATACATTTGTAGGGTATCCCAATAAAGGCCAGGTTATTTGCCATTATGATGATATTAAAACAAATAACCAGTTGACTAATTTAAGATACGATACCATGAAAGCTAATGGTGCTGATCGAATTAGAAATAAAAATTTACAAAACTCTTGACTCGACAAAATCTCCCATGTTATAATTCTCTAGCACAGTAGTTTTCGGAGATCGCATCAAGGGTTTAAACTTGTGTAGCAACCATACCAAGGAAGCTGGCCATAAAAGGTTCAACCGATGAATCCGCACCAAAAGTCGTAGGATTTCGGGGATATGTATATAATTTCTATATGCATGCCCATAGGGTTTATATAGCAAACCCCCAAGGTAGCAAAGGAAATGTAAATTGGGTAAAAGAATAAATTGGGAATATGCAAATATTAGAGATAAAGTAAATGCTATTCCATTTGATAATTCATATGATTGGCGTGAGTTAAAATCTGTGAGAGATGTTGAATGTGAAGCATGTAAAAGAAGAATTCATAAAGGTCAAAAAATGCTATGGAATGTAAATACTAAAACCGTAATGCATTTGGCTAATGAATGTAAGCTTTGGTAAAAAAATGAATAGAGGACAAATGAATAGAGTAAAAGCCATATTGGCTATAGTAGTACTAATGGGATCACTTGCTGTATTTGAAGCAACATCTAATAAAGACTGTATTAACGTATATGTAGACTATGGAACATTAGAAAAGTCGACATTTAATCAATGTATCAAATCATCAGAAACTAAAGCAATTGATTTATTGGTAAACAATAATTTCACTTTGCAGGGAACTGACAAATACAAGGACGCAGTCCTCTGTCGTTTAAATAATCTGCCTAAAGAGGCGGAATGCAAAGATATGCCATCAGAGAATGCCTATTGGGCTATTCTAGTAAAGGAAGACCAAATACTATTTGAAGACTATGTATGGGCACAGGTTGGTATCGATCAATTGATACTATCTCCTGGAGATTCTCTAGCTTTAGTATTTGCAACTAATGGATCTGTTAACTTCCCAGCATAGAGTATCTACAAGATCAAAGCTTCTTGTATTGGTGCTACATTTATCAATGTTAGTTTCAACAAATGAAATTACATCTTACATAATGAGATTTTATAATGGTCATTATGGATTACTAGATAATTTATTCTAGTTGACTAGAATATTATAATAGTATACAATAGATACAATGGCCTCTAATCGAATTGTGAAGTGTGATAAATGTGGACGGGAAATCGAAGTAAGATCTGGATTTGCTCATATGACATTGAGTAACCATCAGAAAACATGTAAGTAGAAAAAAAATATTTTATTAACATTTTGTTAATCTTAAAATACTAGTCGACTAGGATATATATGGCAGAGAATGAGAACACATCTTGTTTTACATACAAGGTTGAAATGATTATTCAGATATTAGCAGCAGATCAAGAAACAGCTCGTATGCAACTTGATGATAAGGGTGGATATGTAACATCACGAAAAGTTACATTCATGGATTCAGTTCAAGTATATAAAGGTAATAAGTTAACTAAGAAAGATAAAGAAGCTTTACCTTAATTAATTAAAATTTAAAAAGGCGGGGATAGCCAAGAAATTTTCTTTGCTACAATTAAGCTATATGAGACACTCTTGTAGGTATTACCTAACATGAAGTCTGAAAAGCTCTCTATAGCCAAGCAGAAGGCTTATTTGGCACAATATCTTAGAGACCTTAAGACAAAAACTCCTTGTGTCGACTGTGGGATAAATTATCCATACTATGTCATGGACTTTGACCACGTAAGAGGTCAGAAGCAGGCAAATGTTATGGAATTAGTATCCACATTGTCGAAGAAGCGAATTGATCTTGAAATAGCTAAATGTGAGATAGTATGTTCTAATTGTCATCGTATTAGGACTCATATTAGACGTATGGCTAAAAAGGGTAAATAGTATATTGTTTCATGTGAAACATTGTCTTCTCTTCCCGCCGCACTTTTTTCGGGCGCACTTTTCAAATCGCACTTTATTTAGTATACTAGAATTATGGAAAAACCACACTATAACGTAATCATCGCCACCCCAGGTACGGATATGGACATCGGGTACGTCAGATCGCTTACAGAGACTATCGCTGAGCTAAATAAACGCAACATCAGCAACACATGGATAGGCGATTATTTTTCAATAGTAAACATTGCCAGAGAATTTACCCTAGATGCAGGGTATCTCTTTGAGGATACCGATACTGAGATTGATTACTCAACAAAAGGTCCTATTCGAGATACAGTAACGTATGATAAGATATTTTTAATAGATTCAGACATATCTTGGACACCAGATCAATTTTTAAAACTATATCACTCAGATAAAGATGTTATATCAGGCATATATATGACATCTAAGGGAGAACCTACGGTTTATCCAAAAGATAAAGATTACTTTTACAATAATCAAATTGCAGAAAATAATGAAACAATCGAGGTAACTGGTTTTGGTCTAGGATTTGTTTGTGTCAAAAGCGGCGTATTTGAAAAAATCGAAAGACCGTGGTTTCAATTTCTTTATACAGATCAGCATTCCCCAACTCCAAAGAATTTTATGATAGGAGAAGACATTTCATGGTGTATGCGTGTTTCTAAGTTAGGGTATGAATTGTATTCTGATATAGGAGTAAAGGTTAAACATTGTAAGAAGATTTTATTAGGATAAATTTTTGACCCATAGCTCAGTTGGTAGAGCGTCGAACTGTTAATTCGAATGTCCCAGGATCGAGACCTGGTGGGTCAGCAATGCACCAGTAGCCAAGTTGGTTAAGGCCCCGAACTCATAATTCGGCTATCGTAGGTTCAAGTCCTGCCTGGTGTACTTAGCGACTATTGCATAGTGGTAGTGCGTAACCTTGCCAAGGTTAATGTGCGAGTTCGATTCTCGCTAGTCGCTCCAAAAAGAAAAAATCCCATTCAGAGGCGGATCCGAATGGGTTTTCCTAGTGTATTTCTACACATTATACTGGGAGCTTAATCTGTGGGATGCTACAACCAGTACGCTTTAATTATAAAATAGTTACTGTTCTAAGTCAATAGTGTCTTGCACAAAGTTTATGTCTGTATCTGGAGTATCTGGAGTATCTGGAACAAATGATGGGGTAGGTCCAAGTAGGTATCCTTGATTATGATATTCGACCATTTTGGAAGTATCCTCTGACCCCACCAATTTATTTGATATAAGGGTAAGCAGGTCATATATTCTATGTAGCATAATATAGTTAACCATTGGTAGGTTATCTTCTAAATTCTGTGGTTGTTCTTTATTTTCCGTCATCTGATGGTCTTCCTAAATCTTCCCAAAACTTTTCTCGCCCCATGGCGTCAGTATCTTTTATAGCTCCGCTTTCATTTTGAAAGTCTTTGAACGGATTCTCTAATTGTGTCATAATACTCGCTCCCTATCACCTTCTTGTAATTGCAGGACAGACAATACAAGTATATCTCATCTTCCATGTTTTGATTACAAAAAAGAGGGCCCTGATCCATTGGGCATTCAAGCCGTGGAACAAGACCCTCTTCTGATAGGCGAATGTACTTAGATACGTGCTGTATCTTTTTCATTCATCCCCCTTAATGTTTTGGAAACTCAGGTATGAGATTCCTGGCCTTACCTATTGAGTTAGGCCAAGACGACCAATCTTTGCCGCCCTTGGTCATGTAGTACGTTATCTCTGCGTTTGTTACTGGATCAAATAATTCCTTATTTGAAACTAATTCGAATTTATCTTTACGATCATCACCAAGTTTCCCTAGCATATTGATCTGAAAAATTCCGTAAGATTTGTCTCCAGTTCGGATATTGTCATTTAAAGCTAACGGTCTCCCGTTTGACTCTACACGAGCAACAGCCCAAGCTGTTTTTAAAGCAGTTCCCTCAAAACCTACAGCCCATAATAAATCTTTTAATTCATCGGCTGGAAGCATTTCTGAGTGCTTATAAGTTTCATTACTGAACTTATCTAGTATTTCTCTTTTTAGTTGTCTTTCAGTTTTTTCAACCGTAACTGCTGGTTGATTTGTTAACGCTTGCGTTACTGTTGGACCAGGCTGGACAGTAAATAGAAATAATGTTATCATTCCTATATAAGACCAGTTATGAGCAACATCACTCAAACGTTCTATAATTTTCTCCATTGGCATTTCCTCCTTTAGAGATAACGAACTATAATAGTAGCATTACTTGACAGTAGGTGTCAAGCTAGTCAACCAGAAAGATTCAATGGAAATATCATATTCTACGCCTAGGTCCAACTTGACAACCAAGAATGGATACGGTCACGCTGGATTTAAAGTAGCAGAGTCATTAACTAAAATGGGACATAGGTTAACTTATCAAAACCCTAAAGCTAAATTACAGATTAATTTTTCACAACCTACAAATTATAAATTACACAGATATCAATATCAGATTGGTTATACTCCGTGGGAATCAACAGTTGTCCCAGAATCATGGAGAGAAAACATAGAGGCCTGTGATGAATTCTGGACAACCTCTCAATGGTGTAAAGATGTGTATGAGAATAATGGATTTAAGGTATCTAATGTTTTTCCACATGGAATAGATCCAATATGGGCACCAAAGAAACGTGAAAAAACAAATGTTATAAAATTCTTGCATGTTGGAGAGCCAGCAGAAAGAAAAGGCGGAAGAGATACAGTAGAAGCATTCATAAAACTGTTTGGTAATAACCCTAACTACACATTAACTATGAAAGCCCATAAGTCTAGTAATTTAAGACTCTATGATCGAGAAGGAAGTATCTTGGGTCTTCCCCACGAAATGTATAGTAACATTAAGTTGGATGAAAGAGATTTAGAAGATAACGAATTGTTAGATTTGTATTATAAGCATGACGTTATGATTTATCCTACTTATGGCGAAGGTTTTGGATTTATTCCTTTTCAAGCACTTGCAACAGGCATGCCAGTTATATCAACACATGATTGGGCAGACTACAAAAAGTATTTGGGACCTCTAAAGTTGAACTCCATACTTATAGATTCTCCATGGGATGTTATGCATCCTGGAAAAGTTTACAAGCCAGACAAGAAGCATTTGGTTAGTTTAATAGAAGATGCAGCAGTTAATTTTAAAGCATATTCTGGATATTACTATGCTCAGTCAACTGAAATACATAAAGAATATAATTGGGATCAGTTGACCAATAAAGCTTTTGAAGAAGTATTTAAAAAAATATCATAACCCCTTCCCCTTTAGATTAAAGTTTGGTAGAATTGGACTTCAACTAAAAATCATATAAACCGCAAGGCGGAGAAAAGGTGTTATTTAAAAATGTCAAGAACTATTGAAAACCCATACGAAAACTTTATCGCATTGTCTCGTTATGCAAGATGGATTCCAGAAGACAATCGTCGTGAAACATGGGGTGAGACAGTAGATCGATATTTTGATTTTATAACAGAGCACTTAAACAAAAATCATTCTTATGTTCCAGACGAAAAGATCCTTAAAGAATTAAAGGATGCAGTCTATAATCGTAACGTAATGCCATCAATGAGATCTGTAATGACTGCAGGCGCTGCATTAGATAGAGATCATGTTGCAGGATACAATTGTTCATTTGTTCCAGTAGATAATCCTCGTTCATTTGACGAAACAATGTATATTCTTATGTGTGGCACAGGTGTTGGTTTCTCTGTTGAATATAAGTACGTTAATAAGCTTCCTGCCGTTCCAGAAACATTTGAAAAGTCTACAACAGTAATTACAGTAGAAGATTCAAAGCAAGGTTGGGCAAAGGCATACCGTGAACTTCTTGCCTTGCTTTGGTCTGGACAAGTTCCAGCAATTGATGTTTCAAAACTTCGTCCCGCAGGCGCAAGACTAAAGACAATGGGCGGGAGATCTTCAGGACCACAACCATTAATTAATCTATTTGATTTTACAATTGCAAAGTTCAAATCAGCAGCAGGTCGTCAGTTAAAACCAATTGAAGCTCATGACATTATGTGTAAGATCGGTGAGATTGTTGTTGTGGGTGGAGTTCGTCGCTCTGCAATGATTTCGCTTTCTAATATTAATGATATTGAAATGGCTCAGGCTAAATCAGGCAACTGGTGGGAAAACAATTCACAACGTGCTCTTTCAAATAACTCTGTTGCGTATTCTCGCAAGCCAGAGATGGAACAGTTTATTGCAGAATGGAAATCGCTATATGACTCAAAATCTGGGGAACGTGGAATTTACAATGTTGCAGCAGCACAAAAGCAGGCGGCTAAATATGGACGAAGGGATCCTGAAGTACATTATGGAACCAACCCTTGTTCGGAAATTATTCTCCGTCCTTATCAGTTTTGTAATCTTTCAGAAGTCGTATTACGTGAAAAGGATACAAAGAAAGACATTGAACGTAAAGTTGAGCTTGCAACAATTCTTGGAACATGGCAGGCAACACTAACAGATTTTAAATACCTTCGTAAGATTTGGAAGGATAACACAGAAGAAGAAAGACTGCTTGGAGTTTCTTTAACTGGACAATTCGGACACAAGTTTATGTCGGGTAAAGAAGACCTAGTTTCGCTAGAAGCATTCCTAATGTCTTTGAGAGAAAAGGCAAGAGAAGTAAATACAGAAGAGGCTGGAAAAATTGGGATTCCGCAGTCTGCAGCTATTACATGTGTAAAGCCTTCTGGCACAGTATCTCAATTGGTCGGGGTGTCTTCAGGAATGCATGCATGGCATTCTCCATATTATATTCGTACAGTTCGTGGCTCAAAGGGAGATCCAATCTCTACATTTTTGAAGGAAGTCGGAATTCCAGTAGAAGATGATGTAATGAAACCAAACGACACATACGTATTTTCGTTTCCAGTAAAAGCACCAGAAGGTGCAATTGTCAGGAATGATTTAACAGCAATTGAGCATTTAAATATTTGGCTAGTTTATCAACGTGCATGGTGTGAGCATAAGCCATCTATTACTGTTTCTGTAAAGGAAGACGAATGGATGGAAGTTGGAGCATGGGTATATAAACATTTTGATGAAGTCTCAGGTATTTCATTCCTACCACATTCAGACCACTCATATAAACAAGCTCCTTATCAAGAAGTTTCTAAAGAAGAATACGAAGACCTGCTTTCTAAAATGCCTAAGAGTATTCGCTGGGAAGACTTATCTTTTTATGAAACAGAAGATGGAACAAGCGGAACACAGACCCTTGCCTGCACTTCAGATGGAAATTGCGAGATTGTAGACATTTCCGCTTAAAGGGTATATAATAAAGATTGGGGTAAAACCCAAAATTCCTGGGCACACGGCCCAGAAATAAGGAGGATCTAAATTGGCAACAAAAGAAGATCTTAACAATGATGGAAAGGTAACTATGCAAGAGAAAATTCTAGCAGCGTTAGCAAGCTATGGTCGTCACTTTTTAGGTGCAGCTATTGCTCTTTACATGACTGGAAACACTGACCCAGGAGACTTACTCAAGGGTGGCATCGCAGCATGCCTACCAGTTATTTTGAAGGCACTTAATAGTAACGAGCCAGCTTTTGGCTTTACAAAGAAGTAAAATTCAACAAGCAATTAGGACGGCTCCTATGCTAAAATAAGCATAGGAGTTTTCCTATTTAGGAGATTTAGCAAATGGCAGGACAAAAAAATTGGGAAGTGGATCAAAACACTACCTTCACATTTACCGTTGAATATAAAGACGACGACGGAGATCCAATCGTTCTTACAAATTGTTCCGCAAAAATGCAGGTTCGTGATACTAAGGGTGGAAGCAAGTTAGCTTTTAGTCTTACATCACCAGCAGGCGGAATACTAATAGACGAAGCCCTAGGCAAGATTACTATTAAGATGACCCCTACTCAAACCAATAAATTATTCTATCCAAAGTCCTCATATGACCTTATGCTAACTGATAGCAATTTGAATAAAACCAAATTACTTGAAGGATTCATAACTTTGAGCAGATCGGTGACCATTTAATGCCAATCACTAATAATAATAGCAATCCGACAGTAGTCGTAACAGAAGAAGTTAAAAAAGTAGTTTTAAATACTCCAGGACCTCAAGGTCCTAGAGGAAAAACAATTTTGAATGGAAATGGTGTTCCAGCCGATAATCTAGGTTTCGAAGGCGATTTCTATTATGACAAACTAACAACTAGATTCTATGGACCAAAGCCAAATGATGCTTCTTGGACTGGGGCAACAAACTATCTACTCAGCACAAGCACCCTTACATACCCTTTCTCAATAAATCAGGTTGTAAATGCAGGATCGTACTACTACCTTGAAATAACACATAATATGGGATATAACCCCAATGTTACCGTCAAGAATAGCGCTGGAGATATATTAGAAACAGGAATAGACTATAATAGTATTAACAAAATTACACTGACAATGGCTCAACCATTCGGTGGGACAGCATACCTGTCTTAAGGGAGATATAGCATATGGCAAGATTATTTGTAACTG